GAGGTGTTGGAACTGCATACGAGCGCATTCCGACACACCCCGTTTAACCTGAACCAAAATCTCGCCTTGATACTTCTTGACTTGCTCCTCAAGATCACGCTCATACCAGTTATTGCTCCAAATTGCTCGGCAGCCCTCTGTCAACTCAATGTATCTCAGTGCCAAAGCCGTTAATATGGGACATCGCGGATGTTCATGGAGGAGACTGAGGGCCTTCGCACGCAACAGTCCTCTCCGTGTACTCTGCTTTGCCGACACACTAAAGCTATGTGACCAACCAAAATTCATCAATACCTTTCGTGGATCAGTTAATGGTGTGTTGTCCTCGCTGGCTACTATACCGCAAAAACTCGCGCTAGTATAATGATCACATCGTTCCAACTTGATGTCAAACCCCATCTTAGTTATGTCTGAGGAATCCACTTGCACGTCTGTGGAAAAGAGCCCATCATCACCTTCTACCACCCCTACTAGATGACCCCCTTTCTTAGACACCACATACAACATCACCATCAAATTCGTGAAACCGTTTCCCAATGATGTACACATCTCGCCACTCATGCGACACGCCGGCACTTCGATGCTGAAACCCTTGTAGTAGCACCGATTCTTGCCCCGCATCACATCACACATTAGTTTACACTGATCTGGCAACTTACGTAACATATGACGGTAGAGTTGGAACTCACACATGTCCATCAATTCTGCCGTAAAATGTGATTCAAAATGCGAATAATCTGTTGCCATATAGGGACCCCTTGTTCCTCGGAATATCTTTGCCAAATAGTCACACCGTTCGTGTACTGGCACATGCTTGATAAACCAAGGAAGCTCATACACCACTCGTTCAATTGATTTAATAAGTGGTCCCGCAAAACACTTAAATGCGTCAGATCGGCTGTTGATGCCACGAGCCGCCTTATAACGCATATAAGTTTCTGTTTTGCCAAATCCATCGACTCTAGTGATGCGTCTAGCCAGGTCTGGATTACATCCAATAAAATCCGGGCTGGACCTGTCGAATTCCTTACGTAATTCATCACGTCGATTTTCAGTGTAGTTAGTCGTTCGTATCCATTCGTCAAAGTCCAATACGTCATGTTGTTCCAGACTCCTGAGATTATCCTGGAGCCACTTCCGTACAAATTTGCGGAAGCCGATCTTAATGTCTCTGCTCCTGTCTGGAGGCGCAACACAAAACCGTCGTAGGCATCCGTCCAAAACTGTCTTGGAATCCCTGATGTCTGGTATTGGGGGGGCCATTCCCAATAAGCTGGGCCCGAGTGAGACTTGCATGACGTGTAGCCTTGGCAATTCTGGTTGCCCATAGAATCTCGTTTTGATTCCAGGGTGGATACGCAGTGGCTTAGTAGGTGTGGGGACATCAAGATAACGATAACCAAAGCCCAAAATAGCTTGCGTTGATGTCCCCCACCTCCGTTTAAAATGCCAGCCTCATCATTCTGGGTTTGCGACAACCTGACCATTTTCAAGCTCTCGGCATACTTACCCACGCATGAAATTGAGTTGGCGTAGTTAAACGTGTTCTGATTCAGTGAGGTGTTATTCTTCACGTTGTAGGCACTATAATGATTAGCCAAACCAGGCGTCTTATAGGAATCTATGCCTATCATACATGAATGAAGTGCTGCAACAGGGGTGGAATAATACATTTCACGTCAGTGACAAAATCTTCAACTCTAACTATGGCTACGTCATAACCAGATGGCACTAGTTTTGACGTGTTCGCCATGTAAGAGCGAATGTCCCCGTGCGGCCGAACCACCTTCTTGCTGCCCAAAATGGAAACGCGCCGCAGCGCATAACGCCGCGGGTACACGAATGAGACAATCGTTCTTCGCCAATCAACGAGAAACCTAATGTCACAATGATTAGGCCTAACGTAAGTGGCATGCACGAGATGTTCATACTTGGTGTAGTCATTATCCACTTCAACGATGGGCTCAGCAAGAAACACTGAATAACATGCGCATATTCCCATTACAGCCCAAGTTGATGCGAGACCCAGCGCAGTGCACAGTCGCGACTGGGGTATGTAGTCTGCAATCAACACTGTGACTATTGTCACTAAGCACAATTGGGCTATCCTGTAGTGAACTGCGAATCTAGATTCGGAGCTCCATACTACAAAGCCTCCCGAACTGACCGTACTGTC